ACAGAAACATTTACTTACTGTTACGATAGAGTACCAAACGCTTGTACTTACGACAACGAAGCGTTAGAAGAAATAGCAGATTTTAAAACAGATGATGGTAAATCTTATGATGAGTATATTAATGAGGTTGTAAAGGTAGAAGATTTAACCGAAGAATTTAAAGTTGCTAATATTGATACTACAATTATTGTAGAAGATTTAGATGGCAAAATAGAAGAATTTAAAATAGAAGATTATGCTGTAGAAACATTTGAATCATTTATTGAAGCAAATGATTTAACAGAAACATTTGAAACAGCTTTAATAGAAGAAGATTTAGGAAAAGAAGAATTTTTTGACACAATGACAGATAGTATTAAAGAAGAATTTGGTGAAGACTTTGATATGGGTGGTGATGACTTTAAAGAAGACTTAACATCCGAAGGAGGCCCTAGTGACATAACAAACGAAACCGTTGAAGAAGAAACCGTTGAAACAGAAACTAATACAACTGACTTAAAGGAGTCCAATGACGCAACTACAGAAACGAAAGTTGAAGAAGAATCTAATGAAACAATTTCGGAATCAAAAGATAGTGAAACTGTATCTAATGAATCTGATGTGGATAAAAATACGGAGACAGAAAGAACGGAGAAGACGGAGAACAATGAAGAAACTGTGGAAACTACAGCAAACACAGATGTTGAAACAGACAGCGGGACATCAATTAATACTCGTAGCGTAGAAGAAAAAGTAGAAAGAGTAATTGCTAAAGTATTAAAAAAACTAAAATCAATAGACAAAAAACTTCAGGCTGTCCAGTTTATAACTACACAAGGTATAACTGCTGGACAGGCTGATATTTCAGGATATATAAATAAGAGAGTATATACAAATCAGAAACAAATACCTGATGTGCCATTTTATTCAGACTTGAATATATTAGAACAACAACAAATTTATGCTGACGTATCTTTACAACAATATACGTCAAATGATTTAATTGGTAAAAAACAAAAACAGTTGTTTAATGTACAGGAAGAGATTAACAGAATACAAGCTGAATTGTATGCTTTAAAAGAAAAAAGAGGATAACTATGATAGACAAAATTAAAAATAATTTAACAGCATTGATTGCTACAGTTGGTTTGATTGGTACTATTGGTACTGGATTTGTAAAGTATGGAGAAATAATGAATAAGATTGCTAGTGTTGAACCAGCAAAAATAGAAGAGGCATTTAAAACACAAGACCAAAAGATTGCTGAACAAAATTCTACAATTGAAAGACAACTGACTTCTATTAAAATTAATGAAAAAGAAATAGAATTACTAAAAGCACAAATCAAAGAACTAAAACTTAAATCAGGTAACCCATTAAGTAATTAACATGGCCGAATTAAACGACATACAGAAACTCGCTACAGATGTTCAAGTCCTTAAAAGTGAAGTTGAACAGGTTGCAAGTGTTAATACAAAACTTGATAACGCAATAGATAAACTAACTGATATATCAGGAAGTATTAAATCTATGTTGGCTGTACATGAAGAAAAACTATCAAAACAAGAGGATATTGATAAGGCAATATTCAACCTAATAGAGAGTCGTAGAGTCGAATTTGACACTAATTACAAAGAACTACACGCTAGAATCAATAAGATTCACAAAGAATTAACAGACGAAATTGAGATGTCTGAAAAGCGTTTAATGTGTGAAATTAAGACTTTAAACTCAAATTTAGACGGTAGGATAGGCGTTTTTGAGAAATACAGATGGATCATCATAGGGGCAGCAATCGTACTAGGGTTGTCTATGCCTCAGATATTAAGTGTTATAAAAATCATATAGTGGCTTGACAAACACGTATATATAGTATATACTGTTTTATATGAGTGGTTACATTGATCTAAATTATATCAGCAAGATACAGCCTAGACTACAACAATTTAAAAAGAAAAGAGATTATCTATTCAATTTTCGTTGTCCTGTTTGTGGTGATTCTAAAAAGTCTAAAACAAAAGCAAGAGCATATCTTTATAGAGTAAAGAATGATATGTTTTTCAAATGCCATAATTGTAGTGCTTCACACAATTTGGCTAATCTTATAAAACTAGTTGATCGGCCATTGTACGACCAATACATTTTAGAAAGATATAAAGGCAGTAAACCTGCTAGTGAAGAAAGTCTGTTTGAAAGATTTAAAACAGATACAAAAACAAAATTAAAATCTACACCCCTACAAGGTCTTATGGCCTTCAGTAAATTAAATGATGAGCATCCTGCAAAGCAGTATTTGATAAAACGAAAACTGCCTACAGAATACTTTGACCGATTATATTATTGCGACAAGTTCCAAGAGTATGTAAATAGCATACGCCCAGGGACGTTTGATAGTCTAAATAAAAAGTACGAACATCCTAGATTAATAATACCTTTTTATGATGTTGGTGGTGAAGTATTTGCTTTACAAGGTAGAGCGTTTGGTAAAGAACAACCAAAATATCTAACAATAAAACTACAGGAAAACAAACAAAAAATATTTGGCCTAGAACGAATTAATCTACACAAGAGATTATATATAGTTGAAGGTCCATTAGATAGTTTGTTCCTTGAAAATTGTCTTGCGGCTGGTGGTGCTGATCTACAACTACCTGTTGAAAAAAAAGATGTTGTTTTTATTTTTGATAACGAACCAAGAAATAAAGAAATTATAGATAGAATGTATAAATTGATTGATCAAAATTATATGATAACAATATGGCCAGAAGGTCAGAAAGAAAAAGATATTAACGAGATGATCGTAAACGGTAATACAAAAGAACAAGTACAAAAAATTATATCAGATAATACCTATTCAGGTTTATCAGCAATAACTCAATTAAATTCATACAAACGTTGTTAGGGGAAAATATGGTTACGGGAAAAGAGTCGATAAGCGTCAAAAAAAGAAACAATAGAGGAACAGAACCTCTTAACATTGAAAAGATACATGAAATGGTTGAGTATGCTTGTGAAGACATCACAAATGTTTCATCATCACAAGTAGAAATGAAAAGTGGTTTACAATTCTATGATGGTATAACTACAGATGATATTCAACAGATACTAGTTAAGTCAGCTGCTGATCTAATAGATTTAAATTACCCTAATTACACATACGTAGCATCCAGATTACTATTATACAGTTTGAGAAAACAAGTTATTGGTAAGTTATGGGATCACCCACACTTTTATGACCATGTAAAAAAAGTTGTAGATTTAGAATTATATGACAAAGAAATATTTACGAACTATCAAAGAAAAGATTTTGATAGAATGGAGAACTGGTTAAATCACAATAGAGATTATGATTTCACCTATGCAGGATTAAGACAAGTCATTGACAAATATCTTGTACAAGATAGAAGTACAAATGTGGTATACGAAACACCACAGTTTATGTACATGATGATTGCGGCTACACTATTTGCTAAATATCCAAAAGAAAGGAGAATGAGTTATGTTAAAAAATATTATGACGCTATATCAACGTTTAAGATTAATATCCCAACGCCTGTTATGGCTGGTGTCCGTACCCCTCTTAAGCAGTATGCTTCTTGTGTCCTTGTTGACATTGACGATACTCTACCTAGTATCTTTAGTAGCGACATGGCTGTTGGCCGTTATGTTGCCCAAAGGGCTGGCATCGGAATTAACGCAGGAAGAATCCGAGGTATCAACTCACGTATTAGAGGCGGTGAGGTACAACATACGGGTGTTATACCTTTTCTCAAAAAATTTGAGGCAACTGTTAAGTGCTGTACTCAAAACGGAGTACGAGGCGGATCAGCAACAGTACACTTCCCAATTTGGCACCAAGAAATAGGTGACATTATTGTTCTTAAAAACAACAAAGGTAGTGAAGATAATAGAGTTAGAAAACTAGACTACTCAATACAACTATCTAAACTATTTTATGAAAGGTTTATCAACAACGAAGATATAACTTTATTTTCACCACATGAAGTACCAGAGTTATATGACGCATGGGGTACACCTGACTTTGATGATCTGTATATCAAAGCAGAAAGAAAAACCAGCGTTACTAAAAAGAAGATAAACGCACAAGAATTATTTTTTGATATATTGAAAGAACGTGCTGAAACAGGCCGTATCTATATTATGAATATTGACCATTGTAATACTCACTCATCCTTCAAAGATAGAATTTACATGTCAAACCTATGTCAGGAAATAACTTTACCAACCACTCCAATACAACATATTGATGGTGAAGGTGAGATTGCTTTATGTATCTTATCTGCCATCAATGTGGGTAAAATAAACAAACGTGATGAACTACAACCATTGTGTGATTTAGCAGTAAGAGCTTTAGATGAAATAATAGATCATCAAAAGTATCCTATAAACGCTGCCGAAATATCTACAAAGGCACGTAGAAGTTTAGGTATTGGTTATATTGGTCTTGCTCATTACCTTGCAAAGAAAGGTTACAAATACGATCAGAAGCTTGCATGGCGACAAGTTGATAAACTAACAGAAGCATTTCAATATTATCTATTACATGCTAGTTTAGACCTTGCAAAAGAAAAGGGTCCTTGTTCAGCATTTAAATCTACAAAATATGCAGATGGTATATTACCTATTGATACATATAAGAAAGATGTTGACGAGTTAGTTAAAAGAGAATTTACTTACGATTGGGAACATTTAAGAAAAGAAATAAAAGAACATGGTTTAAGACATAGTACATTATCAGCACAAATGCCTAGTGAATCTTCTAGTGTAGTTTCTAATGCGACAAATGGTATTGAACCACCTAGAGATTATTTGTCTGTTAAAAAGTCTAAAAAAGGCCCATTAAAACAAATAGTACCTGAATATTCTAAACTAAAAAACTTCTATACTTTACTTTGGGACATGAAGGGGAATGAAGGATATATAAATATCGTTGCAGTAATGCAAAAGTATTTTGACCAGGCCATATCAGGCAATTGGTCATATAATCCTGAAAACTATACTGAAGGTCAAGTACCTGTATCAGTAATGGCACAAGACTTATTGACAACATATAAATTGGGTTGGAAGACTTCTTACTATCAAAACACATATGATAGTAAAAAGGACGAAGACGAACCCACTCATCCAATTGGGTTCCACGATAATGTGCCTGAGGATAAACCAAAAGAAGAGGACGAGAATTGCGACTCGTGTACAATATAAATGAAGACAGTATTTAATAAGAAACAAAATTTAGACGCTACAAAACAACCATTGTTTTTTGGCGAAGACCTTGCTGTACAAAGATATGATACATTTAAGTATCCTATATTTGATAAATTGGCTCAACAACAATTAGGTTTCTTCTGGAGACCTGAAGAAGTATCTTTACAGAAAGATAGAAACGACTATGCTCAACTGTCTGAATCACAAAAGTTTATATTTACATCTAATCTAAAGTATCAAACAATGTTAGATAGTGTACAAGGTAGAGGTCCATGCCTTGCATTTTTACCTTTCGTAACTAATCCTGAATTAGAAGGTGCCATAGTAGCATGGGACTTTATGGAAACAATTCATAGTAGAAGTTATACATACATAATTAAAAACTTATACTCACAACCAAGTGATGTATTTGATACTATTATTGAAGATAAGAAGATTGAAGAAAGATCAAAAGCAGTTACAGAAGCATACGATAAACTAATCGCATTAGGTTACAAATGGCATAATGATCCTAAATCAGTTGACATTTACGAACTAAAGAAAGCATTATGGCTTGCGTTAGTAACTGTAAACGTATTAGAAGGTTTAAGATTCTATGTATCATTTGCTTGTTCGTTTGCATTTGGTGAATTAAAACTTATGGAAGGTAGTGCTAAGATATTATCTCTTATTGCTAGAGATGAAAGTCAACACCTTGCAATGAGTCAACAGATTATCAAAGCATATCTTACAAAAGAGAATGATAAAGTTATGAATAAAGTTATTAAAGATACACAAAAAGAATGCTATCAAATATATGATGACGCAGTACAACAAGAGAAAGATTGGGCAACTTATCTATTTCAAAAAGGTTCTATGATAGGACTATCAGAAAAACTACTACATCAATATGTTGAATATATAGCAAATAGAAGAATGAGAGTTATTGGTTTAGAACAAAAGTATGAACACTCATCATCACAGAATCCATTACCTTGGACACAACATTGGTTTAATAGTCACTCACTACAAAACGCACCACAAGAAACTGAAATAGAAAGTTATGTTATTGGTGGTCTTAAACAAGATGTAACAAAAGATCAATTTAAAAAATTTAAACTATAAAGGTATAAAATGAATCAACAACCAATCTTAAATTTATTAAATAGAAGACAGCACGTTATGACCTACGATACAGAGGACATACCTGAAAAACAATTGATTGAAGATTTATTATGGAAGGCATGGAAAGTTACACCATCTAAAAACAATTTTATGCCATATCATTGCAATGTATTAGGTCCTGATAAGGTAGAAGAAAAACGTAAGATATGGTTGAAAAGTGTAAAAAATAGTAAAGATTTAAACGAAAAGGAAACTACCTTTAAATCAGAAAAAGATATAGAATATAATCCTTATTTTGAACATATAAAATCAACACCTTATCTGTTGGTTTTTACACAAAGATTAGGTGTACCTAATGAATATTATAAAACATCTATAAAAAAAGGTAATTTTTATGAACAAATGCACAGTAGTCACTTAAAAATTGTTTTTCCAGATGCCTCACTTGAAGTAGGAATGTGGATGGCTAATTTATCTGCTTTTGCTTTAGAGAAAGATTTACATACGTCTGTATTAAAATGTTTTCCACATGAATATAAAAAATGGTCAGATTTACCTTGGGTAAAACATCCTGTTATATTATTAGCTAGTATAGGTAAAGCAAAAAAATTTCGTAGAGAATCAATGAATGAAGCTAGAAAAAAGCAAGATAAGAAACCAGAACCAGAAACCATAATAAAATGGATTTAAAACCTACAACAATCATATTACTTATAGATTTTGAAGGTCATCCTATATTAGGAGATGACTTTACAAACAATCAAAGATTTTCTACATTAGCATGGTTATTAAATGCAATAAGAGAAAAACCTCTTGTTATTGTTTCTGATCATATACCTGGGCAACATAGAAAAACTGAAGAGGTTGCAAAAATAACTAGAATAGAAAAAAGAAACATATGGTTAACTATTGATCCACGTGAATGTTCTATAGAACGTATTGTAGATGAAGTACATAGAAAAGGTTATAATTTAAAAAATGTAATAATTGGTGGCACAAATACATCTGGTTGTGTGATTAGAAGTAAACCTTATTCTGCTATAAGTTGGGCAAAAAAAGGTTTTACTGTACAAGTATTATCATCAATGTGTGCCGACTATCAAATAACTGGTGTAAATGCTACTGAACAAACACAAAACGCATTAACAGTTGCATGGAAAGATATACAACAAGCAAAATTGTTTGATAAAATAAGTTACATAAAGGATTACGAATGTCAGATAATATAAACAAAGTACAAATAAGTTGCAACGTTTGTGATGTATCTTATTGGGTAAAATGGTCAGACGAGGACGCTGAACCTATTAGTTGTCCTTTCTGTGGTGCTGACTCTTCTATTGAAGAAGAGGATGCGATATTTGAAAATGAAGAAGAACAAGACGATTGGAATTGATTATAGTTTAAGCAGTCCTGCTATATGTGTATGTAGAGGCGAGTTTAAATTAGATAACTGTAAGATATACTATCTTACAAATGTGAAAAAATATGAAGGCAATTATTGTAATGGTAAAATAAATGGCAGACTACATCTACCCTATACCACCGAACAACAACGACACGACCAGATTTCCGAGTGGGCGCTTTCTGTTATTGATACTGCTATTGGTAATATTTTTATAGAAGGCTACTCATATGGCAGTAAAGGACTTGTATTCAACCTAGCAGAGAATATGGGTGCTCTCAAACATAAACTGTACAAACTAAACAAGAGATTTGAAAGTATAGTGCCTGGTCAAGTAAAGAAGAATGCTACAGGTAAAGGCAATGCAGACAAGCTTAAAATGTATGAGCAATTTGTAAAAGATACACATATTGATTTGATGAAAGAATTTGATCAAACAAAACTAAACAATCCTGTAACAGATATTGTTGATTCGTTCTATGTTGCTAAGGCAGGATACGACAGAAAATAGACAAGAATCAGTCAAAAGTGCGTCAGAATAGCACACTTATACCCTAAAAACCTAGTAAAATCAACGTTTTTTATGCTTGACTTTTAGTCATTTTTCATATAGTATATACGTATATGAGAAAAAACAACAATAAAAAGGACAACACAATGAAACACACAACATTTAATATTGTTTACAAAAGAGAATACTTTGATTCCGAAGACGCAGAATATTTTTGGAGTAGTGACTCAATGTATAAAAATGTTCCTATTTCTAAAATTAAATATTATAGAAAACAGTTATTAAAATTCAAAGATTACATGGATAAGACCTATAAAGAAGACGCAACAAACTTTGCTGGCGCTACTGCTATTGAGATAATCTATCCAGACGAATATTATCAAACATATGAAGATGTATTTGGTTCAGAAACGGCTGCTGGTGACGATAACTTATATAACGACTTTGGTCAGTTATACCAAAGACAAGGTTTTAGAAAAGACTTTAATCCCGATATGACAAAAAATTACAAAACTAAAAGAGAATATATAACACAACTAAACTAAGGAGGACACTATGACAATAGACACAAATATAATATATACAAAAGAAAATATAGGTAAAAACCTATACAGAAAAAAAACTTATTATACACTTGTTGTTGAACAAGAGGTATTGGCTAAAGATAAAGACGAAGCTGATCAAAAGTTTTTAGATGATGGTGGCATTGATCACTCACAAATTAACCACGAGATAACTACAACTAAAAATAGTGTTGAAACTTATATGGTTGACGCTAATTATTCAGATAGTGATACAACAGAATATCTTGGTAAAGTATCTTATACAGATGATGAATATGCTGAAGAAAATGGTGATGTAGAAATTGATCAGTATGCTGATGAAAAGGCTTTAACAGAAAAAGAAGAATCAGATGTTGATATTGCTTTACATTTAGAAGCAGAAAAGGTATACGGGAAATAATGTATAACGGTTATTTTGCTATTGCATTAGATAAACAAAGTTGTAACGCAGTTAAAAAAAGTGCTACAATGAGTGTATTAGTATCCGATCATATTACACTTGCATTTAAACCAAGTGTTAAGGTTTTTAATAAGTACAAAAATATTGTAGGTAAAAAAGTTGGTGCTATGATTAATGGTTACAGAGCAAATAATCACATTGACGCATATTGGGTAAAAGATATGTTTCTATTAGATAGTAATAAAAAAATAAAAAGAAATGATAAAGGTGCTGCTCACATCACTTTATCACATAAAGAGGGTTATAAATCAGGTGACGCTAACACTATGTTTACAAATCCTAAAGTAAAAGACAAAAGACTTGGTTATGTAGAAGGTACTATTAAATACTTTAATTATGATAAAATATAGACTATTGACAAATTGATTAAAATGTGCAATAATAATAGAATGTCAAAAAAAATGACAAAAAAAGAACAATTAGATTTAGTAAAATTACAATATCATAAATGGTTGAGTACATTAGGTCTTAATGTAAATGTAAAAACAGGCCAGATTATCAAATCAAAAAGAGTACCTAAATCTTTAGATACTTCAATATTCAAAATAAGAGATTCTATACCAACAAGTGATAGGATAGTGGGTAGTACCTATAGAAGATATTATAGTACAAGTTTGCCTGCTGGTAAAACAATATCTGTAGCATATAACAAAGGCGGTTATCAAGTTGTTGATGCTAAAGATTTTAAATCAATGGGAAGGAAAATATAATGAAAACATTAATGCTGTTATCA